GTTAAGTGGAATGAATACGAAAGTTACAGGACACTACGGGACAAAGATAAGTCTAGATTGGATAAGAAGAGATGCACTCAACTAAACTTAGATTATAGGCTCGTAGCCAATTGCAAATAAGGAATAATGATGACAGGCAACATAGAATTACACCCGGGTCAATCCCAAGTGTACAGAGATCTGTTTGTTGAGAATAAATGCCGCCATGCCGTAGTATGCGCATCAAGGGGCTTTGGTAAATCATACTTTGCAGCTGCATGTGCAGTAAGTGCTGTAAGTCAGCTGATGAGTATGCCCAAGGGAACACCTAATAGGAACGTAGCCCTTATTGCACCAACATTCTCTCAGGCAGTAGACATTTACTACCCACTACTGGCCTACCAGTTTGGCCTTGAGAAGATAGCAACTAAATGCTCAAGAGCTAACGGAACATTCTGGTTTGGAGATGAAGTTCACCTAAGAGTGTGGTCTTATGAAGCATCTGAAAGGATGCGAGGTACTGGACAATACTTTGTCGTATCAGATGAGATCACCTCTTGGGAGGGTGCAGGCACTACTCCGCAAGAGGCATGGGAATCAGTTATACAACCTTGTATTCTAACACGGTGGCCCAAAGACGGTAGGTCTTTAACTATATCTACCCCAAAAGGCCATGACTATTTCTATGACATGCATAACTTTGAGACAATGGATGATGACTGGAAGTCTTACCACTTCAGTTATAAGGACTCTCCATTCTTAATGAATGAGGTAATTGAAAAAGCAAAGATTACCCTAGACCCTGTTAAGTTTGCTCGTGAATACGAAGCATCCTTTGACGAGTCTGGAACAACGGTATTCTACTGCTTTGACAGAAAGACTCACGTCACCTCAGATATTGATAAGCTACAACCGGGAGAAACGGTTCATGCTTGTATTGACTTCAACATCGGTGTAATGGCTTGCTCTATATTTGTTATCAGAGGAAACCAAATGCACTTTGTAGACGAGTTCATGGGACACCCTGACACTGACGCACTGTGTAAGTCTCTGAAGAGACGCTACGATGGCCATGAAATATTTGCTTATCCTGATCCTTCAGGTAGAGCAAGGAAGACATCCGCCGCTGTTGGCAGGACTGACTTTACCATACTAGAAGGCTACGGCATTAAGACAAGGGCTAGACGTAAGCACCCGCCTATCATCGATAGTGCAGCTGCAGTTAACCGAAAGCTTAAGAATGCCAGAGGCGATGTAGATATGTATTTCAGACCTGAACTTATGAACACTATCAGATCTATGGAAAGAACTGTATGGACTGATAGAAACCCCGATAGTGCTACTATCGATAAAAGAAATGGAGACGAGCACCATTCAGATGCAATAAGGTATGCTACTGAGTATCTATACCCTATTCACTCTGGTTCTCTTCGATCACTTAGAAACACTAGCGTATTAATATGAGGATTAGTAAAGATGATTCCTAAAGAAGTAATTGAAAACGAAGATCAAGTCGTCCTTGACAAGATTGCAGAAGAAGCAGGTTTAGAATTAGACCACCGTAAGACTTTTCCTAACCAAGTTATTGACGTAAAGAATCGAATTGCTTTTAACAAGAAAGAAGAAGAGCGATTAAGACAAGAAGCACTCCGAGACCCTCGTAATTGGTCTTTTAAAGAAGGGTTCAGGCTCGCTAAGTTTTGGGGCCCTAACCCTAATGGCGGAGTCTACATCCAAAACACTGAGACCGGCCTGCAATTCTTTGTACCAGCAAATTACGTCAAAGAGTATCGGAACGACTAATTAGGAGAACAGTATGTTCGTAAAAGGTGGAAATAATCAAAATGGAGTTACCTACGTAGGTAATAGCTCTGTTAAATCTGTAGGAGACCCCAGTCCACAGTACGAATCACTGAAATTGTTCTATGAGCGAGCAAGGGCTATTGTGGGTGGGCAAGACTCAGCAAAGTCTTATGACGATGTTTTAGACACAAGTTCTTTTGGCAATCTGTTGCTACCCTTCTCG